CTAACTTTATGGCAACTCTTTGGGTGTCCATAACCTTTCTTCTCTCCCATTTCTCCATGAAGCCTAGGGTCTCTATAGGCATCCCCTAGAGTAACCTCATACCCAAGTTCGTAAGCCTTAGCAAGGAGAAGGTGTACTCTATAGGCGAAGATAGATTGTTTCTCTCGTAAGGTCATTTTACTATTTCCTCAAGAAGGGGATTCTGGGGCTCAGGAGCAGCTTCTTCTCGTTCAGGTGTAGCTACCCTATTGGTTACCCTCTCCTGAGCCATTCCAAGGGCTTCGGCGAAGCGAGGAGTAATAGGAAGACCCATAAACATAGGGGAGGGTTGATAGTTTACTTCTCCCATTTCTTCCACTCCGTTTTAGGAAGCTTAAACCAAGCTTCTAATTGAGGGATATCCTTCTTAGTAACATCAACATATACTTTCTCTACAGGAGAATACATACGGGTCTTACCATTAGGAAGTTCTTTATAAATTACCCATTTACCTTTGGGGCTAGCTACAATACGTTCTCTATCATTGGAAATGTATATGCCTACATCTTTGCCACTAGCTAGGGCCGCTGCCCTCTTCATAATAGCTTCTTGGTTAGCTGTATGTTTAAGAGGAGCTTTCGTCCAACTCTCTCCAACAATCTCTTGTTCAGCTTGCTTAATGTGTGTTCTATCAACTTGAGGTTTCTCTACAGGGGGTTCCCCAACCTTCTCTGGTTTAGTAAAAATATTTGTACCAAACTGAGCACCTGGAGATTCTTTACTTGTGGGTTCAGCTTTAGTGGGTTGTGGGGCCATCTCATTAGTCTTAGGTGCCCTCTTCTTCCCTAGACTAGTCTCTAAGAGTTTAATCTCAACTTCCTTATGTCTCTTAGCTTCACTATCCCCCATAAGAGATACTTGTCGCTTAAGGGTAGCCAATCTCTCTTCTCTACTTGCTGGGGTAGATTGGGTAGGAGATTGTAGGCTAATAATCTGATCCTTAATCCTATTATGCTCAGCAACAAGGATAGCCTTAACCTTGGGATTAGTAGCTTTAGCAATCTCTTGTTCAAGCTTAATAATAGAGGCTAGATTCGGGACTTCAGGAGTAAGACCAGAAAGCTTCTCTCCTAAAGCTTTCTCAGAAGAGGTGGGTTTAGGTTGGCTAGGTGCAGCACCCTTACCAGCAAAGAAAGCACCCCACTTATCAATAGTTGCTTCATCCCCAAACCCATTAACCAGCAAGAGTGTTTTAAACATCTTGTTAGCCCTATCTGAGCCAGCTTGGTTAATGTTCCCAGTACTATCAAGATAACTAAAAGTATTGGTATTGGGGTTATAGTCTACCTTACCTCCATCATTTCTAGCATTACCCATAAGACCTGTGATATATCTATTCATCTCACTTAGTGCTGTGTCATTCAGTAAAGCAGTGATGGGCTTACCAGTCGCCCTAGATTGAGAGATAATTTGCTCAAACAATACATCGGAGAGTTGAGCACTTTGGTTACCATCAGGTATAGTAGCAATGTGCTTGAGAGCAGTGCTGATGGTGGCAGAGTTTACATCTCTAGCATTCTCTACTTTCTCTGGGTCAAGCATAGCAAAGACAGCAGATGCTTGATACTTCCCATCAGGAGTACCTAAATTGACAATAGCTAGTGGACTAGAGGCCCCAGTAGGAATCATCATATCAACAGCTTGCATAAGCTCTGCTGCCCTATCTTGGGATAGTGGAATTTGACCAGAAGCTTGGGCAATGTTAAACATAGCTGAAGTACCTTTTTGTAGCATACTCAGCTTAACTTCATCCCTAACATAGGGTAACTTGGCAAGAGACTCTGCAAGATCAAGGCCATTCTTAGCAGCTTTAGCATTAGGTCCACCTTCCAGCAAGTCCTTATACAATTCTTTTTGTTTGTTAAGAAGGGCAATCTGACCACCAATAGCCCCAGAAGAACCAGAAGGAAGCTGGGCAGAGATAGACTCTAGAAAATTAATAGAGTTATCAATCTCATTACTCATAGCTAGCACTTTGTCATTAGTGCTGAACTGAGCCAGACCATTAAGTCTAGTGTAAGTTGTCTTGAATTTAAGCATCTCCCCCGCCATGTGTTGCTGTCTTATAGTGGGATCGTTCACAATATCAGAAAGCTCATTCTGCTTAATAGCCCTACGTTTAATGGCCTCATCCATGTAGGAAACTTTACGGGCGTGTTCTCCCTCTAAGACAGCGGCTTGTGCAGCCTCTCCCATCCAATTCCTACGAGTCATGGGGATACCATACTTGCTAGCCCAAGCTACATGTTGTTTATACACTTCTTCCTGTTGATCTGCTTTAGATTTTTCTATCTTAAGCTGGCTCTTCATGTAAGCAGATGCACCAGAAATATCCATATATTTCTGTCCAGCCCTGAGAAGTTCATCCTGCAAGAAGGGGTTACGAGAAATGGCTCTCCGAGTAGTATCCATAATGCGAGCTTCCAACTCACCAATAGTCATCCTCCCTTGCCTTTGAGCTTGGAGGAACTTTTCCAGAGTGCGGGACATTCCTTGCTGTACTTGGTCAATGTCCCCTGCTTCCACCATCCTACCACCGGGAGCAGAATTCGGAAACTCCTCCATGCCATCCCCGCCTAAGCCAATATGCTTTGGGATAGCTCCAGCAGCATTCCACATCTCATCTTCAGTCTTAACTTTATTAGCCAGGTCCATTTCAAAGATGTCTTTACGGGAGTCAGCTTCTCCTTGGCTTTGCAAGTAGGCATTAATATCTGCCTCATAGCCCTTATCTTGTTGGGCCGTTTGATAACCTGTATAAGCAGCAACACCAAGTTTACCAAAAGAAGCAATACTCTCTGCAAGGCCGGTATCTCTCACAGCAGGGGCAATGAAGGGTTGTGCTGAAGAGGGAGACAGTACAGGTTGGAATTTTTCAGCCATTAGAAATTCTCCGGATGACCAGTAATTTTGTTAAGGTTATCAGCAAGCTCTACAGTCCGTGGGTTAGAAGAGGAACGAAGTATGTTTGAGAGGGCTACATTGTCCTCAAGGGATTTCATATAAGCTCCTCGATAGATGTTAGATTGGATGTGTTGATTCTCGTCTGTAAGTGCCCTATGGTTAGCAGATTTGGCAGCATCAATAACAGCACGTTTAATCATCTCATCTTGTTCTAGAGATAAAAAAGCAGACATCTTTTTATTCATATTCCTGATGAAGTCTGGATCTTCTCCATAGCTACGAGAAGCTCTCATCAAACTTTCATAGATGTACTTACCAGCTTCTTTATAATCTTTCTCACTACCCCTAAGCTTCTCACTAATCATTCTACTATCTATTTCGGTAGCAGTCTGAATACCAAAGAGCTTACCAAGAGCTTCCATACGTGTAGCATGTTTGTCAATAGGGTATCCGTTGGCAGCTAGGAGAATACCTGTATTATAGGCATATCGCATCTTCATCCAGTTGGTACCACCAGTAGTCACATCCAACGCCTCTGTGACATACTTATCGAAGTTATCTAAAGTAACTTCTTCCGTCTTGTACAAAGAAGCCATATCTCTTAAAGCTACTGGAATCTTGCCAGACTTCTTATTAAACAAACTCCAAGAAGGACCAAAGAATAGCTTGCTAATGGTGTCTTCTGAGATACCTTCAAATAATACACCTACAGGAGTACCGCCAATACCGCCAGAGATAGGAGAGAATCTTTGGGAGAATACCAATTGGGTATGTTCTTCTTTCTCATCCCAGAGGGAGTTAACCAAACTATTAATACCCCAATCTACCAAACCCCCAGAAATAGCAGTCCATGTTTCTGGAGACACCTCATCACCATAGTCTTCTCTCATGGCATTCACAGCCCATGTAGCCCCCATCCCACCTACTCCATAGAGAGCTAGGTACATAGCTGCCAACTTACCCTTCTCTGCTGCTGTATACACCTTAGATGTTGTTAGAGAGAGGACAGCTTTATGGGGAGCGGTAATGAACTGGAGAGGGAGAGTAAGGAGATTATTCTGATAAGCAAAAGCACCAGCCCTATTCATACCCAAAGCCATTTCTCTGGCGTCTGCATGCACCTTAGCTTTGAAGTAAGCTGAAGTAGGGTCAAGGTCTGGACGAGAGGATAAAAGCCTACGTCTAGCTACAAGCCAAGTACCAATAAGGTTATCCTGTTCCCCGGAATCAAAGCCAAGCTTTCTACCCGCAGCAGGGATAGCCTTTAGGCCAGATAGTAGTTTTCTCCCTGCCTTCTCCATCCCTTCTTCTTTCAACGGAACATTAGCATGTCCAAAGACACCTTCAATAACAATATTCTGGTCAACAGAAGCTACAAGACCAGATTCTTTTAGGTCAACTACCATTTGCTTAAATTCAGCTTCAGGGATACCTGCTGCCTTAGCTGATATTCGCATAACCAAATCTTCTGGCATACCCCGCATAGCAATACTATCACTCTTCCAAGCATTTAGGGTATACTTTAAGAGAAGAGTTTCTCTTGTAAACTGAGCAAAGTTCTTAGGATTAAAGAGAGAAGGATCAATAGCAGGGAAGAGTATAAGGGCAGATGGTTGAACAACCCGTTGAGCTAGGGTATTCAAACTAATCATCATGTGAGTAGCTACCCTTCTTATCAACTCAATAGGGTACAGATTCTTGCCTGCATATTTTAAACCCTTAGCTATACCCATACTAAGTGGTTCAATAACTTCACCAATAGCATTCATCCCATTCCGCCAAGCAACTTGGTCATACCTGGCTGAGAGAGACAAACTATCAAGATAATCAAAAGCTACAAAAGCTTCCTTCAGTCTCTTACTTTCCTCAATGGTCATATTGGGACGAGCACTGATAGCTGCCCTTGATTTAGGGAAAGTATGACCAGTGAAATCACCATACTTAGCTACATAACTCTTCTTATATGTCTCCATAAATTCATCCATAGCCCGCAGATGAGAAATACTTTTGACTAGCTTATGTAGGGACACCAAAGGGTCTTCCCTCTTAGCGCCAAAGAGTTCTTCCTCACCACGATGCTTGGATTGAACTAAGTTCTGTCTATAGATTTTAGATTCAGAAAGGATGTTCTTTTCATCCATCCTATCTCTCTTAACTTCATAAACACCAGTAGGGTCTTTCTGATTAAGTTCCGCTGCCTTAACGTCTAAAACAACCTTCTCATCCCCTGCTGCATGAGAGGTACGGTAGAGAGAAGTATCTGCTATTTCCTTGCCGTCAACCATTACCTTCTTAGGGGTTCTTACAAGGAAATAAGCATTATCGTTGAAGCGAGGAGCATAACCTTTAATATAGGGGAGGACAAAATTAGGAAGATCCCCACTAACGGGTTTGCTCCCAGCAAGGATATAATTGACAACATGGTCCCCCTCTCTTACCGGCTCAGACATCTTGATGAAACTACCACCTTTAGAGAGGATATCTTTTGCTTCTCCTCTCTCAAGGGTGCGGATACTGTTGGTACGAATATCCCAAACTGCATTAACTCCAGATACTTCTTTAACTTCTTTACCAAAGATTTGTTGCCCATCAATCTCATAAGCACGAATATCTTCAGCTACCATTCTTCTACGAGTAATGGTATTGAGAGCACTATACTGCCAATCAGCCACCCTCCGATAGACAAAGTATCCTTGAGCCACCTCTTCAATATCCTTAGCAGGAAGCCCCTTAGCACGAAGCTTATTAGTAATCTCAGCTAAGGTAAAATTCTTACCTTGCCTTTCTCCATCAAGGATAAAGTCAAAGACGTGGCCCTTAACTACAGTAGAGCTATCCGCGACATATCTATTCAATTTCTGGATAAAATCTTTCTCCATAGAGAGAGCCTTATCAACAGATGTAGCAGCAGCACCCATAACCCTCTCTGGCATCATATTCCCAGCAAAGAGATACCTACCTAGGGGGCCTCTTGCTACAGCCGTAGCAGCCCTACTCAGGAGCTTCCAATCTCTGCCAAACAAACTAACATTAACCTTAATAGCATCTTCTCCAAGAAGGGCTAGGTCCATAGGGGAATAGGTGTGATTCCATTGATGCTGGAGGTAGTAGTCTCCTTTCTCAGAAACAACAATACCCCTACCTTTCTCACCTGGTTTAATAGCAGGGACAAGTTTGCCAGACTCGTCCATCCGTACAATGGAAATAACTCCCTCCACCCCATTTTCTTTAGCATAGGATTTAGCAGCAAGGAGGGCTTCTTCATAGGAAGTAAAAGCACTGTCCGAAGATTTACCAAGGGTAACAACACCCTTAAAAGCTAGCTCTCCCTTCTCCCCAATGTCCTCAATAGAGGAGACAGCAGACTTACCAAGGTGAACTACTGCACTCTTCGCCCCACTAATAGCTTCATAGATAGTAGAGATAACTTTATCTTTAAGCTCAGGAGGGTACAGCAATTCATTTCTAGCAGCCTGCCTAGCAGTAGCCTCTCCTACCTCGTCTACACCTTTAACAATCTTCATAAACTCTTCCGTAGCTTCTACTGTGAGTCCATCAGCCATTTCTTGACTAATTTTGGGGAGAAGGCTACTTACAATAGAGGCATGAGTTTCACCAAAAGCTTTAGCAATCTCTCCTGTCTCGTCTACAAGAGCACTACCAGCAATAGTAGAAGCAGTGGTGGGGTTATGTGTAGCTGTACGTCCTAAAGGGGAAGAGGGCTTAACATTACTCCCTTTCCTAGCACTAGACATCTTGGCCACAGCCCCGTCCATCAGCAGCATACTATCATCTAGTGCCCTATCTAGCAGAGTATAGTCTTCTGCTTGGTACATAGACTGTACTAGCTTGTATTTCTCATAATCAAGAGCAGGTAGCTTTTCAATAGCTTTAAGCATTCTACCTACAGCTTCTCTCTTCTGTTTGGGAGGAAGAGACTTAAAGTATTGTCTAGTACCTTCAATCGCTTCCCCCTTAAACAAAGTAGTCCAAATGTCTGAGAGGACAGAAGAGTCTTTATTCTTAGTGGCATTAGCAATACGGGTAGCTAGGTAGCCAGAGCGTACATCTGCTGCGATAGGAAGGGCCAAGGTATAGGGATTAAGGGTTAGTAGGGGGGCAAGCCAAGGAGCTACCTCAGCAAACACTTCCCAACTATCCCCACTTAGGCCCTTAGCAAAGTTATTCAAATCCTTATCAATAGCTTCCCCAGCAATTTCTCTTTGGAAGAAACCCTCTACAAAATCATTAAGGTTGGTGTGGGCTTTAGGATATTGCGCAGCTATAAACTCACTATAAACTTCTTTCAGTTTAGGAGAGAGCTGGTTATTCTCGTAATACTCTTTTATTGCAGCTTGTTTAGTCTCTGTAGGGAGATTAGGGTCTTCGATGGCTTTAATAATAGTGTTCCTACGAATAACATCAGTATCTGCATTAACCTGCTCTTTCAGTTTGTTAATATATTCTGATTGACCAGTTCGCCGATACTCCTCCATAGTCTGCTTATATTTAGCTACAGGGTCTTCCCCAGAGAGCATAGCCCCGTAGGTTACATCATGAAGCTCTTCTTCTGTAAGGGATAACTTAGGGTCTGCCGTGGGGGCACCCATATTGAAAGAAAGTTTATTCTGGTCTTCAAATTGAAACATTTATCCACCTACAGTCAGGATTTTACCATCAGAAATACGAAGATTTCTTGCAGTGTTGTCCCTACTTTGTGTGCCACCAAAGATGCTATTCCAATCTGTTATACCTCCAGCTAATCCCCCAATAGCTTGCCAAGTAGCAGCAGAAGACTGAGCATCTACAGCACGCTGATTAGCCGCTGAAGCTTGAGCACCAAAAGTTTGCATAGTGTTAATGTTAGCAATGTTTCCGCCATACTGACTGCTAATGGAAGAGGTAGCCCCTTCTACGCCACTACCCCCCATACCCTCATTACCAGCACTAGCCAAGATTGCAGCTCTAGCCATTCGAGCTTGCCTAGCAGCTTGTACACGCTCTCTAGCAGTATTTACATCAGCTATCTTTTTCTGTGCTGCAATAGATTCTCTTTGGGCCTTAGCTGCATCTTTCTGAGCATCTGCTTGTTTCACTGAGCTAATGACAGTAGCAGCTGCTGCAAGGGAACTGCCATAAGTTGCTAGAAAAGTAGAGACAAGCTCATTAAAGCTAGGGTGCTTTAACCAAGTACGAAATTTACTAGAGCCAATCATCTGTATACTCCATTATAACTTTACCCTCAACATTACAAAGATACTTAAAACCAAACATTTCATTAAATCTTCTTGCTTTCCGAGAAGAACAAGAGGAGTATACCTTATTTAGTTTGTTCTCTTTAAGGGTTTTAATAAATAATACTAGGTACTTTTTATATAGGTCTTTAGAAAACTTCTCTAGTTCTACATGAAGAAAAGGTAGTGTTTCTAAGTAGGTTAGGCTTAGCTGCACATTCCCATCTTCATAAAGAACTTTCATACTGTACCATTTCCTGTCATGGGAATAGCCCACCCAAGAATTTTCATATTCTTACCTCTTTCACTGTGGATGTACAAACTAAGTGCTTTTCCACTACCCCTTAATTTATTTTTTGTAACTATAACCCTATCGCCTGTATTATAAGTATCCCCGACTCCAGAAGGAGTGTAATCCCTAACATATCTATAGGCTTGAAATTCCCTACCCCATTTACCACTTGCACTAGTATTTGTCCAATTCCATTGAGCTTGTACAATACAACTGCTAGGATTAGTAGCTTCTAATGGGTTACCACTAAAGCCATCCTCTGTTCTTTCAAAAAGCATAACCAAATAGGTCACTTGTTTTTTCCTAATGGTGTCTCCAAATAACTCATATCCAGGAACTATGTAAGAAGAGTAATCAATCCCACCTTCAGCTATTTGCCAATCAAGGAAAGAACTATTGGTATATTTACTGATAGTAAAATACCCATTAGTAGTGAAAGTGAGAAAGGAAAACTCACTGCCCCTATTCTCAATTCCTGTAGAATCTATTTGAACCACATCACTACCAACTATAACAATATCAGTGCCTACATAGACATCTTCAACTGTAGCATTATTGATATAACTAGGTATCTCCACATAGTCAGCAATAAATACGCTATTATTTATAATTGTGTTGGTATAGAAAGCTTGCAAAGAAATATCTAGTATAAGTTCTTTGTTATATTCATCATCGGAACTCTCAGAATATAGCCATCTAACAGTATTCTCTTTTTGGTCATAAAAACCTTTAGCTGTCTCCCGAGCTATACTTGTTATGCTGTCGTAAAAGGTTTGTATAGTTGTTAGTGAGATATTCTGGGCCCGGAGTCTGCCACTAACTTGTTCAGGGGACAGAACAAATATACCATTCTTTGCCCAGTAGAGTATAGTATCTCCGGCTACAACAACACTATTAGCATTAGTGATGCCTATATTAGTAACTTTACTCAGTTGGTAGTCTGTAGCCTTAAATCCACTAGTACTACCATATATTTCCCAGACACCATTCTCGGCAAATACAATAAGAGAATTCTGTACAGGGACAAGTTTAATAACTTTGTTAGCTTCTACAATAGTAATTACCCCGCCATCAGTATCAATGATATCACTAATTGTTTCCGAAGTGGGATCAGCCTCTTGATAGCATATACTAAGGTCTTCTAGAGAGGAAGCAGTTTTAGAAAAAAAAATGTTTCCGCTATAATTAGGACTCCTCGCATCCCCACCACTAACACTAGAAGAAACACCTGAGTAAAACACCCTACCCGCATAAGTGGCTACAGTAGAGAATTTACCCTGTTCTACATCTAGGGGTAGAGGAGAAATACCACTCTCAGTAGCTCTGGAAGTACCTCTATTAAAAACATCAAGGATAAACTTGCCCCTTGGGGCATACGCCTTATCTGTAGAGTTTTTAATGAGAAGCGCCATATCAAAATCATCTGACGTATTCTTACCTAGTGTCCAGATGTCTGCATTACTGGGATGGCCCCCTAGTGTAGAAGAATAAGGAACAGAATATGTTGAGGGCCAACCTTGATTTGAGAGATTATAGTTGTGACTAAAGGATAGTGTAGGTGGGCGAGTGTCCACATCTAGTCCATCATCAATACCCCAAAAGTCTCTTACTTTAATATATATATTTGTTTGGGTAACAATATCAGATACACTATCATACTCTAATGCAATTGGGTAAGGCAAATCAGAAGAAACTATAATAAGCCGACTATTCACCACAGTAACTTCTAGGGGGGCATTAGTTAACCCACTAATGGTAATGGCTGCACCACCGTTCTTTAGGCTGCTACTAGGACTTGTAGCCGCCATGTTGAGGAAATATAGCTTATTACTTACCCGTACAACACCAAGAGAAGCAACCCCCCCAGCGAAGTTCCACTTATAGAAACCTTTCTTAGTACCTAGAAGGGTTGCCCCCGAGACACCACTATCAGTTAGTGTATAACCATCCTCATAGTCAATACCCAACCTACGAGAGATACCTCCATCTCTCTTCAAGACAATATTATCCCCATCCATGAAAGCATTCTCTGGATAGGTTAAAGGGCTGGCCTCAGTAATTAGTCCTTTAACAAAACTATTGTATTGTTTCTCAGAAGCTACTCTGGGCATTACGTTCTTCTTAAAGAGGGGGCTACACCAATTTCAATATATTGTTTAATAGCTTGAGTTGCCTTGCCCTCTGAGGTGAATACACCTTGGAGTTCTTCAGGGACTTCCCCACCAGGGTAGAATTTAACCTTCCAACCATTCCCCTCAGAATATAATCTGACAGTCTTACCTCTTTTAGTTTCAAAGTCAGGCATTATTTTTTCCTTGTTCTTCCATAGGAGGGGTAAGTAATTCCATTAGAGACTCTCCAAGCTTCTTGTGACATCTTACGTCTACCAGTAATAGCATACTGTTCTGCCTTCTGATCGGGAGCTTGTTTAAGTTTCAGACTACAAGCAGACTTACTTTCATTGACCAAAAGGGCAAAAGCATTGGTAGGTAGATCAGGTATAAAGCTATCGGTGAGAATAAAGACTGGTAGCCTCTTACCATAAGCTTGTGTCTTACTGGATTGTAGTGTGCTGTCTACAGCACTGTCATAACTGTCGCAGACGATGTTATCATTGTCAAATGAAGTGTAATAAGTAGGTGCAACATTATTAAGCACATTTAGGCTTACTCCCCCAACAATAATTTGATCCACAGTAGTCTCAGAAGAATTCCGTCTACTACAAAGGTCAACAAAATCTTTCGGGATAAGGTATTTTACATCTTCATATCTATCATTAACATCTGTAGACTTTTTCTTGTTATACTTGAGCCAGGCTAACTCTTCTACATTACTTGGTAGAGTAAGGATAGTGGGCAGGCTAGAGCTACCACTAGCATCTAATGAGAAGAGGGAATATAAGTGGGGCCAATCTCTCCCATCCATAAGGTGCTCATAAACACTACGAACAATAGCTGCCACTTGAGTAGCTTCAATAGTGTCATTAATACTATTAACCTCATCACTATCTAAATCGGACAGGATGTCCTGAGTAATCTCAAGAAGGGTCATCTGTCTCATGATTTTACAACAACTTTATATGTTTCACCAGCAGTAGGAGTAATACCCACCCCAGTATTATTACTAAACGTAATAGCTAGAGTATTTGCTGCGCTAATACGAAAACCTACAATACCTAAACCAGCTTGAGCAGTAGGTTTAATTACAGAAATTGGGACATTAGAGGTAGTCAAGCCACTAATAGTGAATGTTTGTTCAGCGGTGGTATTAGCAGCAACAATAGCAGGGGACAGGGAAGGTGTATATATTACAAACATATCCTTCCAGTTACCACTAGCTGCACCATCAGCTACATATACTTGTCCCGCTGTAGCTGTACTAACACCTTTAGGTTCATGCCTATCAGCATCGGGAATATTGACATGGAGGATAGTCATATTTTTCCTAAAAAAGGGGAGAAGGATTACTCCAACTCCCCCTAAACCCTGTTAAGGGAGATTACGCAGGTACAGACAAATATTGAACAACAATACGAGCTTTGCCAGCAGTAAAGGTGCCAGTGGCGGCTACCTTCAGTTGACCAGCAGAAGCTAGCTTAGATTCAGCACCAGCAGCAAAACCTGCCAGAACATTACCTGAGTTAGTACCAGTGTGGGTAGAGGACTTAATTGCAGTGCCTACAGCAGACGAATCAATTTCCGTCAGCAACAAGGCATCCCACAATTTGTCACTACCAGTACCGATAGCCGTACCAGCAGAATCAACAAAGTCGATGTCATAGCTAGTACCCCCAGTAAAAGCAGTAATTACTTGGAAGTAGGCTTCCAAAATAATACTACCAGCCGGGATAAACTTAGCCAAGCCATCATAACCATCAGCCGGAAGATTATCATAAGAGAAGGTCCAGGCAGCATATTTGATAATGTCGTCCTCAACCTCCCCACCAAAATGCTGGTCAACATTGCGCGGACCATAAGATACAGCAACCGAACCAGCGGTATCCCCGTTAGCCGGCCAAGTACGAGTGTTAAAAGTCATTTGAAGCTCCTAATTAAAATGCAGAGGGAGAAGTGATAATAGCACCAAGCGTATCAACACGCTGGGCACCAAAGCCAAAGCGAGAAGTAACTTGGAACTTATTAGACCGAGTATCACTATCACGCCACCCTTCAGTCTTCGGGGCACGACGCCATGCGTGCATGATTGGTTTGCTATTGTCATCTGCAACGGACATAAACAGATTAACAACGTCACCAACAGCAGCAGTTTCCGAAGTCAGACCATAACTGGAAGCATTCAAAGCTTCCGTCGCAGTCTTAACTGGGAGGAAATTACTGGTATAAATATCAAAGCCCATAATGTTACGGACAAAGCGATGGCTAGAGGCAAAGCCAGTAGTCATCAGACCTTCAAACTGAGGGTTGTAGGATACAGAGTTAGTGTTGAGAATCAAATTGTTAATAGTGGCCTCAACAACTGGATCAACGATAGCAATACGGCCAGCTTGAGGTACATTTGCTTTATCAAAAGACAACTTCATGGCAACAAAATCACCAAAAGTAATCTTACGGAGGTTGCCCGAAACACTACCAACCCAACGGTGGGGTTTAGAGTTAACCAAATTAATGTTAGCTGCGGTTTGTGAAGCATTCGCAGCGTCCAAGAACTTCGTTTCAAAATACTCACCCAAAGCACGGGTAGACTCTTGAGCACGCATAGCCATCAAGGTATCAATCTGGTCCCCGTCTTCATACAGATCATCAGAGACCTTCCAAGCATCACCAGTATAATTAGTGATAGTCAGGTTCACAACACCCGTATCAATCGGGTTGAATACCAGAGGAGTATCTTCAGCAGCATCTTGCAGGGTAACAGTACCGACAGTCTTAATATTCAGCGTAGTACCAGAGCCAAAGTCAGAGACATCACGGTAGAAACCTTCGGGCAGGAGATAGTCCTGCATATTCTCCAAGATAAACTTGGAATATTGTTCTGCGTGGATAAACGCAGTAGTGTTAGTAGTAAGTTGGGACATTTTGTTTCCTTTTAAGATTTAATGGCTTCGCCAGCAGCTTTCCATGCAGCTACCAAGTCTTTGGTAGAAGCACCTACTGGTTTTACACGAATATTACTGGAAGTGGGTTGAGGTTTAAAAGCTTCAGTATTTACGCTTGAGGTGGTTTTTCCAGGTGTTTGTGACACTTGGGTAATCCCAGCTAGTTTCAATACAGCAGCAGGACTATTTGCAGCCAAGTTGTTCAAGGATGCAAGATGTAGTCCACTTTCTTCTGCTACTTTCTTATACATCTCTGGGCCCTTCTCCCCATATTGGGTATTAAAAGCAGCTATAACAGATTCCACATTCTGTTTAGCCTTTGCTTGTACCTCTCGTTGAGAGAGTACACCTTCTACTACCTTGACAAGAGACTCACTATCAAAGGTTGCTGGAGGGGTCTCCTCCGGTAGCCCTGTGGCCTTAAGTTCGTCAAGAAGTTCTTCAGTTGATTTCCGCTTTGCAAGCTCTTCTCTCAACTGCGCAGCCTCTTCTTCAAGTTTCTGAATATGAGATTGTGCGTGAGGAATACTCTTCAAAGCATCTTCTACACTTTTATACTTCTTGTCACTACCTACAAGTTCTGTCACTACTTCAGGCACTTGCTCTTCAATTTCAGGGGTCACCTGATCGAAAATGGTTTCTTCAGTCATCTTGGCCTTGGTCAGGAAGGAAATCTACTACTTTAGTTAAAGTCTTAAGTGCACCAAGTTTATAAGCTTGATACTCAGACCAGGAGGGAAGATCAAAGCTATCATTATTAGACATTTCTCTAATTAATAATTCTCTTTGTTCTTCTAAATAAGTAAGAAGAATATCTACTACATCCTTCTTACTTAAATCTTTGTATTCTTTACCTCTAAGAGTCTTCATATATATATATATTCAGTCTAGCATACTGTAAGCTATTTGTCAAGCTATTTGTGGAGACATCATATTTTCCTCTACAGGAGTAGCCGCCTCTACTTGCATATCTTGCTGAACTTGCTGTACAAGTCGTTGGGTTTCAGCCTGTTCAAAGATAGCTGCATTATCAGCAATGAAGTCCCATTGTTCAAAACCAAGGATGTCTTCAACCATAGAGGCAAGTTTTTTGGCACTGATATGCGGACCAATAATTTGTCCTACAGGACTATTGAAGATACCAGAGAGGTTCTGGATGAGTTGTGCTCTGGTGGCATAATGTCTAGCACCCACAGGACGTAGTTTACCTGTAGCAGTGATGTCATCTTTAGTAATAGTGAGGAAGTCCGCAATCCCCAAGTCATCATCCATTACCCGGATTAGATCACTAGCATCCATATTACGTCTAGCTACCTCAAGCATAGAATTCAAGAGAGGTTCAAGGAACTCAATCTCAAACTTATTAACTTTATGCTGGAAGATACGTCCAGCAGCATTCTGAAGTTGTTGCACCTCAAAAGCAGTCTTCTCCCCAGGACTCCTGATACCCATAGCCTCTTTAGGGGCACCAGCCATCTCTTCCATAAGCATAAGGAGATAGTTAATCTCATTATTAACTTGGAATGCAGCAGGATTGGGGGGGAGAGTACGGACATCCCCATCTTCAGCAATATGAATATCTGCTCCCGGCTCCCAAGTAAAGGGGTCTACATCACCTACAATAACTTTAGGAGGATGGATGGTGAGGTCTAGAGCATCTGCCTTAAGGTTCTCAAGGTGATCCAGACGATATTGCATACCAACTAGGTTATCTAGTGGCCCCATACCATAGAGATTATCTGGGCGGTCTCTCCAGCCGACATGCTCTTTAGTGTCTCTCCCCAACCAGGATGGGTTCTCCACATTGCGTAGGATATAGTTCCTATCAATGACAGTAATAATACGATTCTCCAGAAGTTCGTCTTTCTCTCTGTCATAAATGTCCCCTTCAAACTCAAGGAGTTCTACATAATCAGATTGGTAGTATTCAAAAAGAGTACCAAAGCCATCTACAGTATAAGCTTCACTCTTGTTTACATCTTCCATCTTAAAGCCAGATAGGCTTCTACGAGTCTCAATAATCTTGGCAAAGGCTCCACTATCAAACATCAAGTCCGGACGAGTAACCAATTCTTTCTTCAACTCACCAATAGACTTAATATACCGAGTAAACTTAGGTGCATCTTTAAAAGACGCAGCAGTGGGGTTGAAGACAATATCATAGGGGCTAATACGTTGGATAGCTGGACCAATGTACTTTACAGTTTCCTTACCTGTGAGTTTATCAATGTATTTTTCATTCTTCCAAACTACCTCTGCAAATACATTACCATAATCAATATAGTCATACAAACACTTACTAATCTCTTGGCGAAGATTGCCTTGTCTAGCTTTATTCTTAATATAACCCTCAATAGCCTTACGCTTAGAGAAGGTTACATCATCTTGGCTATAGCCTTCCCACCGAAGCCAATTATCATTAGGAAACAAAGCATCCATGTAGTTAGCATGAAGATTATCTCTAATTTGAGTAAGCTTAGGTAGGGTGGTACTATTCTTCCAAGGCAGAGCGCTATTACTGGTGGTGGAAGTATCTGTAGCAAAGAGATAATTACGGAGTTCTCTCCACTCCGCTTCCTTTCCTTGTCTCTGAATATACCAGGAATTGTAAAGAGAGGCCAACTGTCTAGCTAGGTTGTCTGCATTAACAATTTCCCGAACTTGCGCGATCTTACCAGCCATCTTATTTCCTTATCTAAAAGCAGCCCCGCCAAAGCGAGAGCTAAAAATGACATTTCCTGTCGTCTGGGTCTTAAAGGTCTTACGAGGGGCCGTGGAGATAGCTATGGAGTTCGCTAGTGCGTCTGCAACATCATCATGAGGGGGGTGTGCCATGACAAGCTCTTCCTCTAGAATTTGGATGTTTCCTCCCCTGTAAAACCATATCTGCATATTGTCAAACTTTGCCTGGAGGATGGAGAGAATTCTCTCTGCCTTGTCCCCCTGACTCCTATTAGGTCTAAACTCATCAACTGAAAGGGTGAGTCCTTGAGGTTTAATGTAACTTTCCTTCAACTCCTGGACAATCATTTGTTGAGCTACTGTTACCTCACATCTAATCTTCCTAAACCCCCACTTATACTGAGCTTTCTTAATATGTTCAAAGTATTCAGCAATACGGCTGGTTTTAAATCTATCAATATCTAGCACATAGTAGTTATACTCACTGTCAACGCCAATAACAACTAAAGCTGTATAGTCTGCTTTCTTGTTTAGGGAAAAGGCAAAGTCAATAGCAGCATAAGTGTTCAGTTTATTATCTCTGAAGTACCAATCCCCCTCTTCTGAACGAAGATGGGTTTTATCATAGTATTGGAACTTACTACTATCTATTGGAGCACTCTCCGCACTATTAGGTTGGTTGTAATACTGAGCATAGAATTGAGTCTTATCTACATACTTAGCTTTAATACGAGCTAGAATATTCTCATCAAAACCAAAGTACTTACCATCATTTCTAATCTGTTTAGGCCAGAGGAACTCTCCCTCTTCCTCAACTACTCGTTGAAACACCTCATATACTTCATCTTCTCTAAGGACATTACCCTCTTTATCATAGACAGTTTCTTTCATCGAGAGAAGGGTATCATAGATATCCCGAGGATGATAGCGAGTGCCTGTAATCCACTCTAAAGCCCCAGGATTAGCTACAGAAGCTAGCTGGCTATATGCAGCAGCCACCTTCTCCCTCCCTTCCTCTGTATAAGCATTTCCAGGAACTACGATATCGTCATAGATGAGTACATCAGCATGGAAGCCAGTGACGTTAGTTGTCAGACCAGCAGCCTTAACCGTGCTATCCCTAATACCCTCCAGCTTTCTCTTAGGATGGTCCACGCATATTTCAGTTACAGACCATTTTTCCCGTTTACCCTCTTCCTTATCAATCATCTCCGGCCAGTATCTCTTATACACCGGACTGTCAATAATGTTCTTGATTGCATATAGTTGCTTCTCTGCTAGGTCCGCAGTAGCAGACACATATAGAATAGTGGTATCTGGGTGCTTAGTAATATACCAAGCAGCCCTATAAGCAATTAACGCCGATTTCTGGTGTCCGCGAGGGAGGAGGACAAGCTGGCTAGCCTTAGCATTCTCCCTACCCCACCATCGGCAGACATCCTCATGCACCTGTCCCAGCAGCCTTTTAGGAGCCACTAGACGAATAAAGGTAATTAGATCAGCCTCAGCAGCTTCTCTGATTTGTTCAATAGTTACTTTACTCATTAGTTACACACTAACATATTTTTTGGCTATGTCAGCGTCAGCCTGGAATTTCGGTTATGGTTATAGTCGTAGCTGCAACTCCGCCAAACAGGCGTGCCCCTGCCCGCCCATTCACGGATAGCGTCCCAGCACCGTTCGAACCAATTCGAAGCTTGAATGTAGTCGAGGCAATCGAGCCCGATGAGACTCTTGCCACAAGATGCCCTTCTTGGCACTTATCGGACGCTGATGGGGTTCCCATCGTCGCCGCTATGGCGCCTGATGTGGTATCTCTAAATAACGCAAAGGTAATGTCTGAGTTAGTGGAGTGAGCCGCGAATGAGGTGGCCTCTACCAACAAATAACTAGTGGACGATTTTGGGGTAATTGAGACGGTGAGGACTTCGACACCTTCGGTTTGCTGTGGAACGCTATCATCCATCGGAATGGATGATGTCCCGGTCACAAGGTTCGACGTTGTTCCGAAGACAACTTGAAGCGGCCCTCCACCACCTCTACTGATGGTTTTCCACCCTGTTCCATTGCAGACGATAAATCCAGACTCCCCTGCGTTAAACGACAGGCTAGCCACGTTATCGATCAACTCGGGCACTACTGGTGTAGGTGTAATTGACCCGGTTCCTGAGTTGCGCAGGGCGATGACGAATCCATCTCCAGCGGTTGCCGCATTCGGCAGAGACAACACCCAAGTGCCAGTGGTGGCGTCGATCAACTTGCCTCGGTCCTCGACCACGACCGAGTAGGCCGCGCTCTTGGAGAGCACGCCATTGAGGGCGGCACCAAGCGTAGCCAATGCGGCTGCCTGGGTAGTGCCTCCAGTACCCCCCTGCGCAACACTTAGCGCAGTAGAAAGTGCAGAAAGACTAGTAATATCGCTATTTGCCCCACTCTTAGCCGCCGAGAGGTTGCCCCTTGCCGTAGTAGCATTAGCAACATCAGAGAGATTACTTGTTGAAACTAAATCACCACTACCTGAACCAGATGCACCTCTAGCTGCAATAATGCCCCATTTACCCGCTGCATAATCTGTATTTAGGGTTCCAGAAGTGTGTGCAACTTTGCAGATGAGTGTGAAGCCATCGTAGGTTGAACCAGTAGTAATTGGAACATATACTAAATCATTGATTGTATATGCAGTGGCAGTAGTCCAATCATTCTCATAAACAAAACCATCCCCAGTGGATGCTAGTTCATTCAGAATACGATGACCATTCATATCCAAATCAGCAGTCATCTGATTTGGGGTAGTCCCATCTCTGCTAACTGTGTTCTCTAGTGCTGCTTCAATAGCATCAAAGTTAGCATTAAGAGCGGTATTAGAAGCAAA